TGGAGGAAAAATGAGTAAAGAAACTAAACAACAACAACAAGAACAAATGCAGGGTGAGCAATTAGACGCTCATACTGTTATTGCTGTTCAAAGAAATAGAATTATGGAGTTAGAAGATAATTTAACTCAGGCATTAGCAATAGCTAACCAATATAAATTAAAATATAATTCTTTAATTCAAAATAATGACAAAGTAGATGAAGATATTAAACCAGAAGGAACTGCATGAAATTAGATGTCGTTAGATTCCAATTTGGCAAAGATGCCACAAATTCTTTATTTTTTATTGATGGAGAATTTGAATGTTATGGGCTAGAAGATGAAGTTAGAGAAGTAAAAGTATATGGAGAAACTGCTATCCCAGAAGGAACATACGATATTAAATTTAGAACAGTAGGTGGATTTCATACTAGATACGCTAGTAGGTATGGTTCTGAACACCACGGAATGCTTTGGTTACAAAATGTTCCTGGTTTCGAGTTCATATTAATTCACTCTGGAAACACGGATGAGCATACCGCAGGATGTTACATTTTAGGCGAAACTCAACAAGACTTAGATAGAGGTAAAGATGGTTTTGTTGGTAATAGTGGTGATGCTTATAAAAAGGCATATAAGAAAATTTCTAATGCTTTACTTAATGGAGAGAAAGTTTCCATTACATATCAGAACATACAAGATTTATTCAAACCAACTGCTTCAAATAAAAGTGGTGATGATATGATTTCGTCAAAAATGGTTTTTGAAAAACTACAAGAAATTAATGGAACTTTAATTAGATTAGATGCTAAAACAAAAGGCAAAATAATTTCTTAAAAATTTGTTTACATAAAATACACGCTATACTATATTTCATCATATAAGCAATAAAAGCCCTAAGTGGCAATTAAGCAAGAAGGAGAAATAAAATGGCAGAAAGTAAGCCAAGTATAAAAGGTGGTACATTCAAGTCCGTTGGACACTTGAAAGGAATGTTTAACAAAAGTTCCGCACCACTTATCACTAACGTCCAAGCTGATAACACTAAAGTTGTCAGATTCCTAACTGAACCAGATGAATGGTTCGCCTATCAAGAATATTGGGACAATGATATCAGAAGATATATTCCAGTAGCTGATGGTGTTGAACCACCTGTAAGACCTTCACAAAGGTTCTTAGCACAATGTGTGGACAGAGAAACAGACCAAGTCATAGCATTGAAAATGCCTAAAGACTTAGCTAATCGTTTGGTTCTAAGATATGACCGATACAATACCATTACTGATAGAGATTATGAGATAATGCGAACTGGTAAAGGTCTTGACACATCTTATGATGTTACTCCAGAAGCACCTACAAGTTTTGAAAGTGCAAAATATTCTAAACTTGATTTATTGGAAATTCTGGAAACAGCATTTAATTCAGCTATGGGAAATGAAAATGCTTTATTTAACAATACAGCAACAACATCTACACCAACTGATGATGATGTCGATTTCGTAGAAGATGATGATGATATCGTAGAAGATTCTACTGTAGAAGAAACAGTAGAAGAAGACGAAAGTTTCTTTGAAGATATCGAAGTAGAAACTGAAGACGAAACAGCAGAAAATATTGCATTAGAAGAATCTAGTGGTGAATATCAATTATTTGATAGTGCTGAAGAAGTATCAGAAATCTTTGAAGATTTAGATACTGATTTCGAATCTGTAGAAGATTTTAAAAATGCAGTTTGGGGAGATGACCCATTCACAAAAGAAGAACTAGATGATATGACCGTTGGCGAAATCAAGAATATTTGTAAAGATTACGAAATTCCTGTTACACAAGCTGGTGGTGATAAGGCAAAATTAGTTGCTTTCGTGCTTAGTTATCAAACTAAATTTATTAGCGATTGTGCTATATACGCAAAAGCAAAAGGTTACTACCCTACAACGTAGTATACGTATAACGAAAAAGCACAGCTAGTCTAGTCACAACCCAATCCGCCAGACTACTGTGCTTTTTCTATATGAAAGGAACACAATGGTAGAATTTATAGAAGAATTACCTGAAAAACAAACAGGTGGAAGAAATAGAAAAGGCAAGTCAAAATATTTTCCAGACTTCGTTCAAGACCAATTAATGAATGATAAAAAAAGAAGATGGGGAATTGTAGGAGCTTATCCTTTATCACAAGAAAAATCTTTAAGGAATAATATTTCTCAATGGAAGAAACAGAATAAGTTTCCTCATTTTGAATTTACTACAAGAATTATTGATATGAAAATAAACTTGTATGCAAGATACACAAAGTAGTATTCCAGAGTTTTTAATTTGTCATAAGTGTGGCAAAGCTATCTTATCAGTTAATCCCATTAGAAAATATTGGTTAATAAGAAAAGATAGCGAATTTAACGTGGTAAGGTGTGCAGAACACATTACCGAATGGTCATTAAGAAAAGCTGGTATAGCCAGAACAAGAAAAAATTTAGATTGGATTAAACAATGTCAAGAAAAAGCAAAAGAACAAGACAGACAGTTCGTGATATAGATTGGTTTCACACACATTCACATAGTAAATATTCTTGGTTAGATGGTATGTCATCTGTATCAGAATTAGTAGCAAAAGCAGTTTCACAAAATCAACCTGCTTTAACTTTAACAGAGCATGGTGTTCTTTCATCTGCATTTGAATTATATAAAGAATGTAAACAAAACGGTATCAAACCATTTATTGGTATAGAAGCATATTTTGTATTTGATAAACAAGATGATGAATTAAAAAAGAAAAGATATCATTTAATTTTAATAGCTTTAAATACTGAAGGATATAAAAAGCTAGTAGCTATGAATAATCAAAGTCATACTAGAGCAAACTATCATAGAAAACCATTAATAGATTGGACAGATTTAGAGCAATTCGCAGGAGAAGATATAGTTGTTTTAACTGCTTGTTATTTTGGCTTGATACAACAAACTATGTTTAATCAAGGTATGGATTCTGCTGTTGCTATTTTAAATAGAATTAAAAAATTATATCCAAATACATTTGTTGAATTACAACACCACGGCAAAGAAGAAGATGATGAGATTGTGGAACAACTATTAGAATTAGCAGAGAAAACAAATACACAAACTATTATCACTTCAGATAGTCATTACACAAATGCTAGACAGCAAAAGACACATGACTTAATGAAATATATTGCATATTACGATACAGAAGATAGTTCATTCCCTGGTGACCCATATCATTTATCAAATACTGAAAGTATAAAACGTAAATTTAGTTCTGAAGTATGGCGTAATTCATTAAAAGCTAACAAGTTTATGTTAGAAAATCACGATATTGATATTGATAGATTAAACAATTATGAATATCAAGTTCCTTCAATGGATGATGATGCAGACGGGAAACTTAGAGAATTAGTTTTATCTAAAGCGAAAAACCGAGCACAGAAAGCAAGGGCTGAACACGAATTGCAAGTAATCAAAGACGTTAAAATGTCAGATTACTTTTTATTAATTAAAAGTATTACTGATTATATGGACGATAATCAGATTATGTTTAACACTAGAGGCTCTGCTAATGGCTCAATGGTTTGTTATTTATTAGGTATTACTAACTTTAATCCATTAGATTTTGGGTTAGATTTTGCTCGTTTCATGTCTAGGGATAGAAGTAAACCACCTGATATTGATTTAGATGTTCAAGATGACAGAAGACAAGAAGTAGTTGATTGGGTATCAGCTAAATACAATTTGGTTCAATTAGGAACATATAGCAAGTTAGGACTAGATGATTTTGGTCGTGGTTCTTTATTTGTTCAGTATATGGCTAAACAAAGAAGGGCATACAATGCTACAGAATTTAAGAAGAAGTTTGATAAAGTTAAAAGCATTGAAGATTTACCTGAAAAGCTACAAAGAGATTTAACTACTTTATCTGATTTAGAAGTATTAAAAACACCTTCGGCTCACGCAGCAGGTTATGTCGTACATGACGGGAAAGATTTTGACGATATCGTTCCAAAAATGTTTATTCCGAGCTCAGGATTACAAGTTACACAGATGGCTATGGATGACGTAGAAAATGCTGGTTTTGTCAAAGTAGATTTATTAGGTCTAAGAACACTATCAACTGTTAAAAAAGTATATGAATACTTAGGAGATGATATAGAACTTTATCATAAAGATTTTAACTTTAATGATAAGAAAACATTTATGACTTTAAGACGTGGTGTTCCTTATGGATATAAGTCTGGAATATTTCAATTTGAAGGTTGGACTGCTATGAAAGGTTGTAGAGAAATGCAAGTCAATTCATTAGAAGATTGTATTCTCATTATGGCTTTATATAGACCTTCTACTATGAATACAGGTTATACACAAAAATTCTTAGATAGAAGATTTAAAAAAGAAGCAGTAGATTATCCACATGAAATGTTTGAACCTGTATTAGAAGATACTTTAGGTTTAGTTGTTTATCAAGAACAAGTATTACAAATACTTAGAATACTTGGTTTACCTGATGACAACTTAAATCAATTCTTATCAGCTATCAAAGTTAAACATGGTAAAGGTGGCTATTCAGATGCTTCAACTAAAACATTTGAAAAGAATAGACAATTAATTTATGACCTTTGTTTAGCAAAAGGATTAAATAAAGTACAAGCAGATGAAATATGGGAAATGATGCAAGGTTTCCACGCATATGGTTTTAATAAAGCACACGCTGTAGCTTATGGTGTCTTAGGTTATCAGACTGCTTATATGAAAACACATTTTCCTCTTTATTATATGTCTGCATTATTAGAAACTACTGTCGGAACACCTAAAGAAAAAGAATACATTAAAGAAGCACAGAGATTAGGTATTAAAATAAAAGCACCTGATGTCAATAAATCTGATGTAGCTTGGACTTTAGACCAAGACGGTATTAGAAAAGGTTTGATGTCTATAGATGGCATAGGTGCTTCTGTAGCCACTCAAATCGCTGAACTAGCACCTTATCAGAGTTTTGAAGATATGATAGCACGTGTTCCTGCTAGAGCTTTGACTGGTGCTAGTTTATATAAGAAAGATGGTACACTAAAAGGAACTGCTGAGAAGTTACGAAAAGCTGGAGCATTACGCTCTTTAGGACTAGGAAGATTTTCATGAGTAAAGATAAATTTATTGATTTAAACGAAGATACTTTTTCTGCTATGTTCAAAGAATTTGGTGAAGCAAAAGATAACAGACTAAAGGTAAATTTAAAAAAGTCTTTAGAAAGTATGAATCAAAACAATGTTACATTTTCTAAACGTGCTATTGACGATACTACTTTAGCAATACAAACATTTATTACAGCTAAACTTTTACAGTTTTGGAATGATAACGATATTCCACCATCAGAAGCAACTATTGAAATAGAGGTGAAAATTGAAAGCTAACGAAATAGCAAAAGAATTAAATAAATTACTAGGAGAAGACACAGTAACAATGGGTTCTTCTGTAAAGATAGAAAGAATACCAACAGGGGTTTTACCTGTAGATTATTTATTAGATGGAGGTTTACCTAAGAATAGGTTTACTGAAATCTATGGAGATTATTCTACATTAAAAAGTTATGTTGCGTATAAAGCAATAGCAGAAACGCAAAAGAATGAAGGAACTACTGCTTTAGTAGATACAGAGCATTCATTTGACCCAGAATGGGCTAAGTCTTTAGGTGTAGATGTTGAAGAACTAATTTATTTAACACCACAAAATGGAGAAGAAGCAGTAGATGTTACTGAAGTTTTATTAAGACAAGAAATAGATTTAATTGTTTGGGATAGTGTCGCAGCTTTATTACCACAATCTGAAGAAGATAAAAGAGAAAAAGGTGTCAATCATCAACCAGCTAGACTTGCAGCTTTAATGTCTAAAGGATTAAGAAAATTAACAGCAGCAAATAAGAGCACAGCAGTATTGATGATTAATCAAACCAGGCTCAACGTAGGACAAATCTTTGGTAATCCAGAAACAGTTCCAGGTGGAAAAGCCTTGCCTTTCTACGCAGCATATCGAATAGCTCTCAGAAAAGCAGGGAAAGAAACAGAAACTGTGGACATCTGGGATGGAGAAAAAACAGTAAAGTCTACACAAATATCTGTTCAGAAAATTAGGGCTAAGATAGAGAAATCTAAAATGTCTAAACCATATAGAGAAATATTCTTTGACTTTGATTTAAAGAACGGCTCAATAGATGAATTAGCATTTATAATAAGTGTAGGATTAGAAAACGATTTGATACTAAGAGAAGGTGTTAAAAAATGGAAGATAGCAACAGCAGAAAAAGCAATAGTTGGATATCAAAACTTCAAAACTCATCTGATAGAGAATCCGAAGGAAGTAGCGAAGCTAAGAAAACAACTAACGAACCTGCTTGGAAAATAGATACACCACAAGTAGCTGGTAGACGATACGAAAAAAAAGCAGTTAAACAGTACGGTGGTAAACCTACACCAATGTCTGGTGCAGGTAATATAAAATATGATGGTATGCGTAAAGCAGTTGAGGAAAATGAAGCATCCATAATAGAAGTAAAAAAAAGTGATAAAAGTTTTACACTTAAATCAGATGACCTATTAAAATCATTAAGGTATGCACAAAAACAAAACAAAGAAGTTGTTTGGCATATAAAATTTGGCAATGGCTTAGTTGCAGAAGTCTGGCTAACAAAGGAGATATAATGGACGAAATGAGTAGAAACGAATTGTTTGCTATGTTTCAGGTTGATGTTGATAAACTAAAATTATTAGCAGATTCTGAAGAAGAAGTAGAAGAAATATTACAATTCGTAGAAAAAAATCTAAGGGCAGTTTCACAATTAATAGATGAATCGCCTTCATTCGCTAACATTTGGGAGATAAAATCAAGTGTTTTACCTTTCACTAAAGTAGCTGGTGAAATAGAAAAGAAACAAGATGATTTTGAGGGTAATATATACAAAGCATTTACTCATCAATTATCTACAGATGTAACATTTTTTGTTTGGTTGGTTCTAGCTGGAAGTGTTTTAATATCCAGACATTTAGTAACACTACAAATGATGTTTGGTGACAAGATAAATCAAGGAACAGATAAAGATTGGTACTTAGAACAAATGAGTAATTATTACAATGAAGTTACTAGACCACATTTAGAAAATGTTACTTCTTTTATGACAAGAATAAATTTTAGTGATAATGATGAGGAAATGAACGAACAAGCAATCGATTTAACCGAGCACTTATATTCGGATGAGTTGAAAGATTCTATCCTTAATTTAACACCTATTTATCTACAAACATTAGATATTGTATTCCAAAAAATATCTGGATTATATTTAGAATCTATTGTTAATGGTGGAGATAATTTATAATGGGTGGTATACTAATTTGTGGAAGATGTGATGGACACTTTCATAGCCATGATGGTGGTATCTATATAGAGCAAAGCGACATACACGTGTGTGATTACTGTGCTTCAGAACTAGAAGCAGAAGCTGAATCAAGAGAGGAAGAAGAATGAATAGAGCAATGCGTAGAGCTAAAAAATCTAAAAAAGGTGATGGTCTTATACAAGCAACACCAAGATTTGATAGAGGAGATTTACTATCAAAAAAAATGCGTACTACTAAAGCTATCGGACATATTAAAACTGCGGAGTTGAATGATGAATAGAGCAGAGCGTAGAGCTATGAAATCTAAAAAAGGTGGAAAATACTATGGTCTTAATAAAAATAGACAACATAGTTTAGGAAGAATACAAAAGGATAAATAATGCAAACATTTTTACCATATGAAGATTTTGTTAAAAGTGCTTCAGTATTAGACGACAAAAGATTAGGCAAACAACGGGTAGAAGGTATGCAAATACTTAACTGTATAGAAAATCAAACAGGTTGGAAAAATCATCCTATTGTTAAAATGTGGACAGGACATGAGCAATGGTTAGTTTTATATACAGTTATGATTTGTCATGAGTGGAAACAACGTGGCTTTAACGATACAGTCATGGATAAAGTTCTAAACAAGTATGAACACTTCGCTTTAGAAAAACCAAAATGGAAACCACATTGGTTAGGTAATGAAGACTTACATAGTTCACATAGAGCTAACCTATTAAGAAAAGACCAAGATTGGTACAAACAGTTTAACTGGAAAGAAAAACCAGATAAACCTTACTACTGGTGGACACCAGAGAAAGGTTGGTACGAAGGTGTCACTAACTAATTTAATATCAGAACTTAATTTAGAAAAAACAGAAAAAATTATTACACCAATAATTGATAAGTTTTTATCTGAAGAAAAAAATATTGTTATTACAGATAAAGCAATTCAAGAAAAATTAATTGAAATTGTTTCAGATAATTCTAACTCAAAACGTACAGGAAGATTTGGTGCGTCTAGTCGTGGAAGTTGTTTAAGAAAACAAATGTTTGATTATACAGGTGACATTCAAAAGTTAGATATGGTTGATACAACTTTACAAAATTTATTTAATGATGGAACATGGCGACATATTCGTTGGCAAATGATGGGATTGATGTCAGGTGCTTTAACAGATGTTGAAACTAAAGTTAGTAGTGAAAAATATCCTAGCTTTGGTGGTTCTATAGATGGTATAGGCTTTAGCAAAGAATATGGGAAATATGGTTTTGAATTAAAAGGCACAAGTTATATGACTGATTCAGTTAAAGATATACACTTAAAACAAATACATACTTATTTTGTTTTAGACCCAGAAATAAAACTCTTTAGTGTTATCTACGAAGATAAAAGAACACAAGACTGGAGAGAGTTTTTAGTTTATCCTGACCCAAAGATATTAACTGAAGTCAAAGCAGAAATGCAATCTTTAGAAGATGGTGTTTTATTCTTTACATATCCTGATGTAAAAGAACAATGCAGATTAAGACAAGGAAAAGAATATCAAATGTGTCCGTACAGAAATGAATGTTTGGAATTTCCAAATGGCAATTAAAGCAATCAAAGTAGGTCATGAGTTAAGAAACTTAGACCAAGTTCGTAATGAAATACAAGAATATATTGATGTATTATTTGGTAGAAAACCAGCACCACTTGAAGATGGTATTGATACATTATTAGAACTTGCTACAGCATACTATTCACGAGCCAAAGAAATTGAGGCTAAATTGCACCAATTAGAGAGCAACGGTGTTATACTCAAAGGAAGTAAACACTACAAATATAGAACAGGGGAACTGCGTTCATGCTTAGAGCTTCTTAAAGCCCAAGTGGATTTAGGTTCTAGGAGAATAACAGTTGCTAGATTGGAGCAAGAACAGGATGAAGGGTATCAAATGGCAAGTTTTAGGAATTGACCCTTCTGCACGTAAATTAGCTTTAACGCTATTACATGGAGAAGAAGAAACAGAACCAACCAACTTAAAGCCATACTGCTTTTATCAGCCATTTCCAGGCACAAAATTCGACACAAGCCATATCACAATAGGAACTAGCTTTGTACATAAGGTAGTCACTCAATTAGACCCAGATTTACAATTTACTACTTACGCTGTTATTGAAGGAGCGGTAGTTGGTAAAGGTGGTGTCTGGTCTACAGTTAGTCAAACATATGTAGCTGGAGCTATTATTGATACACTACAACGTTATAACATACCAGTACAAATAGTTAATAATTCAACATGGAAGAAAGTAGCCATAGGTAAAGGTAACGCTAGTAAAGAAGACATAGCTAATCATATAAAAGCTATGTACCCAACTACAGAATTTCATAACCAAGATATGTGTGATGCTACAGGAATAGCATTATACGGCTGGGATAAGGAAGTAATCAATGGAAGAAGACGAACAACTTAAATATGGTAAATTAATACCAAAGTTTCAACCTTCTTTTATTCGAGAAAAACCAGATGATTGGAAATGTAATACAGATATACAAATCTTATTAGAAGGAGATTGGAAAAATAATGGTAATTGTGTTGGTGAAGATAGTAACAAATTCTTTCCTACAGTAAAAGTAGATGGAGAATATCTTTATACAGAAGAAGATGCCAAAGAAGTATGCCATGCTTGTCCAGTACAACGTGAATGCTTAGACTTTGCAATAATAACTAAATCTGATATGGGAATATTTGGTGGTTATACACCAGAGGAAAGAAAATTATTACAACATAATTATAAAAGAGAGCTAGAATTACGTAGGAGGAAAAATGGAAAACAACAGAGTAATTGAAATAGCAGATGTAAAAGTTACGGATTTAAAAGCATATAAAGGAAATCCTAGAATAGGTAGCATTGAAGCTATTGCTGAATCATTAAATGAAAACAAACAATATAAACCTATCGTTGTTAATAAAAAAGATAACGCTATATTAGCTGGTAATCACACATGGATGGCTGCAAAAAGTTTAGGATGGGAAACTATACAAGTAGCTTATGTTGATGTTGATGATGAATCGGCTTCTAAAATTGTTTTAGCAGATAACAGAACAAACGATTTAGCTTCATATGATACAAGTCAATTAGCTAATTTATTGAAAAATGTTAAAAACCCAGTTGGTACTGGTTATACAACACAAGATGTAAGTATGATAATTGATGCTGTTGATAGAAGTTTAACCCAAACATTTGATAGTTTAACAAGTAGTAATACTAATTTAGATACATACATTGATGGTTTATCTAACCCACAACAAGGGGAATATGAAATACCTGATACACTAGATGTTGGGGATGACTTAAATTTTTTGAGCACAGAAGATGAAGAAGACGTGGATGGTTTTGACGATAATGTCGAATTAGATAATAAAATAGACCAAAGTGTCTTAATGATAGATGATGAAAAACTTTTTCTTCCTACAAACAATAGATGGGATATACCAGAATTAAGAAGGGATATGTTGTTAGACAAACTACCACAACCATTAGATACATGGGGAGGTAGAGATGCTACACCAGATGATGGTATAACACATTGGTTATGGAATTATGGTTTAGCAAGACCAATAGGTATGCCATATGAAAGAGCTATTATGTCTTTCTTTACACATGACCATAAGTTCTTTAACTTTATTACCCATACTGGTTATATGATACAAAAAGTAGTTAGTGCTGGAATTAAATCAGCTATTGTTCCAGACTTTTCTTTTTATTTTACAGAACCAAAAGCCTTTCATTTACAAGCAGTATATAACGCACAATGGTTAGGACGTATGTTTCAAGAAGTTGGAATTAAAGTTATACCACGTGTTCAATTCGCAGATGAGCAATCAATGGATATAGCTATGTTAGGAATACCTAAAAATCCACCTATCTTAGCTATTTGTCTACAGAATATAGATGCTGAAGAAGGTAATCCAAAACGTGATACAAGAGAGAAATCTATTCAAGTATTAGCTAATTGTACAAAGATAGCCTTGGATGCTTTACAACCCGAGCACTTATTAATCTATGGAGGAAATCCAGGACATAATTTAGTTAAAGAAAGAGTGAAACCAGATATGCCAACTACTTATTTATACAACTATGCACACAAAAGACGTGGTGTTGTATATGATAAAAAAGAAGGTAAAGATGGAGAAATGTACGACCCATTAGCACCTGGTTCAAAGCCTAAACATATAGACGACTAACTTGCGTTTGTTTTTTCATTAATTATTGTTCTTACTATGAATAATGTAATTACAATTAAAGGTGCTGGTTCTGGCTCTGGTGCAACACGTTCTGCACAGCAAAAAGCTAGAGGTAGTAAAAGAAACCCTTTCAAAGCTGGTTCTGCAAGAGCAACAAAGTTCAAGCAATTAACAAATGCTCAGGCTACAGTTAATGACCCTAACAAAGGTGCAAGAGCTAAAACAAGAGCTAGAAACATTTTAAGGGCACAAAGTATTACTGCTAGAAGTAACGTGGCTGCTGTTAGAGCTGCTGCTTCAAAGCGTGGTGCTTTAAAAACTACACCAACACCAGCTAGAAGAACAAATAGAGGCTAATTTATAAATCTAATTTATAAGCATTCCACCATATAACGTGGTTTGTTGTAGGTTGATAAATACCACCAATAACATCTTTAGGTAAGTGTTTAACATCTTCATCTGAAGGAAAAACATTATTATTAGGATGTGTGTGAATTATAGCAACTAACAAATTAGAATATTTTTCATAGTCGAGAGGATTAACTTCAAATTTATTTTGTTTATCCTCCGCTATGTTTTTTATTGGTACAACTTTTTTAATATATAAAACTTCTTCATTATCCCAATGACCTAAACAAAAGAACACTTGTTCTTCAGTAGGATTATCATAATCATAAGGAATATCACAATAAAACTCTACTAAATATTTATCATATTCAGCTAAGTTATCTGGCACATAAACCGTGCTAGTTAGTTCAATATCTGACACAAGTAGCCCTTTCTTTATATATTGCTACAATAATAATAACACATTTAGGTGATTTCATAGTGTTTCCTGTTTACCTCCACTACGCTATTGAAATCACCTGTGGTATAATTTTAACTAATTATGGAACAAACAGAAACAAAAAAACAGCTAATTCTAGGCAGACCACCCCAAGATGATGATGAATTATGGGAAGTAGTTCGTTTATTATGGGGAATATCCATACCAAGAACACCTATTTGTCCACACCACCAATCTCCATTTGAGGCATTCGCTGATGCTTATTTCGGTAGGCATCCTTTTTCTATTTGGAAAGCTAGTCGTGGTATGGGAGGAAAAACTAATACTTTAGGATTATTAGCCTTGACGGAAGCAGTAACTTTAGGAGCTCAGGTAACAGTACTAGGAGGTTCAGCAGCACAATCACTTCGTGTTTATGAAATATCTTTAGAAGCATGGGCACATAAAAACGCACCTACAGGTCTTTTAGTAGATGCACCAAACAAATATTCAACTAATTTAACTTCAGGAGCTTGGATTAGAGCTTTAACAGCTTCACAAAGGTCTGTTCGTGGTCAGCACCCACAAAGATTAAGACTAGATGAGATAGACGAAATGGAATTAGACATCTTAGAAGCAGCACAGGGACAGCCAATGGCTAAGAATGGTATTCAAACACAAACAGTTGCTTCATCTACACACCAATATCCAGATAAAACTATGACAGAAATGCTTAGACGAGCAAAAGAAAAAGGTTATCCAGTATATGAATGGTGTTGGAGAGAAACAGTTAAGCCACATGGTTGGTTAGAACCTTCTGAAGTAGAAAGAAAAAGAAGTGAAGTTTCACAAGCTATGTGGGATATAGAGTTTGATATGCAAGAACCTTCATTTGAAGGTAGAGCTATAGAAGCAGAGAAAGTTGATGAAATGTTTTCATTACAAACACACGATAAGGTTTCTGGAGAAGTCGGTGTAGAATACCAGTTCGAAAAATATATGGGGGAGGGCACTTACATAACTGGAGTGGACTGGGCGAAACAAAGAGATTATACAGTTATAGTTACATTAAGAACTGATGTTGAGCCTTGGCGTGTAGTTGCTTTTGAAAGAACACACCGTGAACCTTGGGGAGATATGGTAGCAAAAGCTGAACAAAGATTAGCTAAATATCCTGGGAAATTAGTTCATGATGCTACTGGTATTGGTAATGTAGTAGAAGATTACATAACAGTTGATTCAATTCCTTATGTAATTACTGGAAGTAATAAAAAGAATTTATTTTCTGAATATATTTCTGCGTGTGAGCGTGGATTAATTCAAAGTCCAATGATAGAAAGTATGTATCAAGACCATAAATATGCTGGTTTTGATGATATTTTTGGAAATGGTCACACACCTGACAGCATGGTTGCTATGGCTTTAGCATGGGCAGAACGTGGATTTAAGTTTGAAGCGTTAGCACCATTAATTGATTTTGTTCGTGAGAAAAGTCCTTGGAGTCTTTGAAATCTTGCACTCTTATCTAGTTAGTTAAAAAAATCATTTTGCATTTGTGGAAGTTTTGAAAATTCCGAGTGCATTTTAAAAGTGCCCTGTAGAGTATAATTTCAAAAAACGAGGACATTTATTATGTTGCGTAAAAAAAAGAGGACAATTCTTCTTGCAAACGGTTCGCACTAAAAAAAGAGAGCAAAAATGATGCTGAGATGGGTTCTGAGTACTTTTTTTTTTGAAGATGGTGGTGGGGGTGGTGTTTGGTGAGCTCTTTATTTTTTCCTGACCTTCCCCCTTGGGTGAAAAAAAATGAGAGCATCTGGAAAAAATTTCGTCCCTTCCCGAGCACAGTTTTTTGCAAAAGCCAGATGGCGAGAATTAGAAAAAAAGAGAGCATAATTTAATGGCAGCGAAGCAAATCTGTTCTCTTTGGAAGCCTAGCCTCCGTGCTAATTTAACAAAAATTGTTCTCAATATCCTGATATTTCTCTGCTGAGTGTGTCATGAAAACTGAAAAATGCACTCTTTTTTTTGTGGGCTGCTGGGGGGTTCTAACTCAAAAAAAAGAGCACAAAAAAAAATGGGGATAGTAGCTAAATAATAAAATTTAACTACTATCCCCAAAAGGTACGTATGAATTATGTACTCAAAATTACTCTGATTTACCTGCGTTTCGGATTTCTTGCACTTGTTGTGAAGTCCTCCTGCTTACAAAGTTGGCTAAACGTTTACTAGCACCACTCGGACTTTCGCCTGTCCTCACAGTAGTGGTAGCTCCTGTCTTTATCCATATTTTTTGACCAGCTATAACAGTTTCAACAGTTAAAGCGTGTTCTATGGTATCGCCCTCGTTTAGACTTGGTTTCTTTACCATGTTTTGTAAGTATTATTGAAAAACTCATCAACATCTGTACTCTTGTTAAAGTCAATGTTTATTGGTTTTTCTTGGTTATATTTATATTCGGCAATATAAAGCCTAACTACGTTATAGACCTCGAAAAGTATATAAAGCATAGCTAAAGCCATTACGAATATAATTGCTAAATGTAAGCCACTACTAAATGTTATCATCTGTACTGACCTCCTCTCTATATTTAGGTTGTTTTCCTTTTGATTTGTTTACATACCAATTTTGTACATAGATAATGTCCTCAGCAGTCCATATTGGTATTGAATTTTTTCCCTGCGTTAAATGATAACTAGGCAAAATTTTCTTTGTTCTCAACCACCTACGAACTGTCTTGATATCCACATCTAAAGACCTCGCTAAGTCAATCGGTAAATAGACTTTTTCTCTTGTGTTGTTATCAACCCAAGTCCTCAATGCTGAGGGGGATTTTTGTATTGGATTAACCATTACTTGTCCTCCTCAACATTAAGTTTTATATAGTCTTTACCTGTTTTGACTTTGAGATATTTCTTAGCTATGTCCTCTGATATATCCCCATTTTTAATGGCGATTTCAAGCAATTTTTTATCTATAGATTTTTTAATAATTTTATTATATTGTTCTGTAGATAAGTCCTCAATAAGTCCTAATTCATCAATTTCTATTCTGTCATTTTTGACTAGAGTAGATTTAATGTTTAAGCCCTCATGTGATACTGAAAAACTTTTCATATCACTATTTTTAAGGTATTGCATTAACTTAGCTTTTAATGTACTCTCTTGGTCATCTAAGGATAACTTTTGTGTACGAATTAGATTTAACGATATTAAAATATTTTTAATGTCATCAACCATCTAAAGCGTCCTCGTGTACTGTAGTCGGCATGATTTCCTGCCTTTCACATTGGTCGCACTCGACTAGAGTTTGAGTTTCGCTGCGTTGTTCAAGTTTTGTCCAAATTGTAGTACTCCCACAATTATCACAATCTTTGAAAAACATTTGCATTAGTGTCATATGTCCTCCTAATTAATAAAGAGTAATTTTGATAATCAGTAATCTACGATAGGTCTAATGTCCTCGATTTATTTAGTATATATATTTATTAGTTATATCGGAAACGATAGATTTTACAATATCTAAAGTGTCCTCTAACTTCTTTATTTGCTTAATGTTAGTAAAATTTCCAAAAGCATATCTGTCTTTGTTCTTAGCCCTCTCCATGTCGAAATATCCTCCATAGAATAAGAGATTTGAACTATCGACCTCTTTTGTAATTTCTCTAACTAATTCGATTTCTTTTTCGCTATCTGTCCAAGCACCATCTGTGAGGGCAATAACAAATTTGTTATTCCTATCACTTGTACGTAAAACGTTTAATGCTTGTTTCAATGCGTACTCGGGTTGAGTTCCACCACCTGTAGCATATACAGGAACTTGTCCTCTATTTGCTTTTTGATTAGGTTTATAAATCACATAACATTGATTTGCAAAGCCTAATACTGTAGTCCTCACACCGATTTTATCTAACGATTGTTTTAATATCCACACAACTTCACTAGCTGACCTCGCAACGCTATCCATACTGCCTGACATATCAAGCAATATGACACATTCGCTAGTAGCAGCGTCCTCCTCGCTAGGTTTCCATTTTTTGAAAACATCTGCTCTAGGAAGATGTTGTGTCCTCATTAATCTGTTCATATCTACGATACCTGTCTTACGACCTCGTAACCAATCTTGCTCTAAGTCAATTCTTAATTGTCTAAAATATCTATCAATTTGAGATTTTAGACTAAGTGTACTCGGAGAAGGTGCAACAAGCATAGGATTTATAGAAATACCGACAACGTTAATGTCCTCAACTGCTTTCTCAATTTTTGCTGATATATCTTTTTTAGTTATTTCAACATCATTTTTGAAAGAGGGATTGGACTCGTATATTTCGATAATTTCCTCTAAACTAGCTTTTACATCTTTAACCGATTGGCTATCAGTCTGACCTCGTCCAGCTTTCGTTCCTAAGTTAGTAACTTCGTTAGATTTAATGTCCTCTATAGCTTGATTAACTTCATTAATTAATTCATCTATATAAGGTTTAACAAGTTTTTGGTCTTGTACTCTTGTAGAGCCTTTAGAAAGACTACCTTGTAAAGTTTTCTTTCCCCAATGACCTCGACCTGCACCTGCATCTTTATCATGTACGTGTTGGCTACCACCTATGCACTTAGGTAAAGCCTTACCAGATTTTGTCCTCATAGGCTTTAACACTTCTATGACAAATCTTTCGATTAAGTCATAGCCCTCTTGATATCGGGTGTTTGTATAAGTGATATTTTTAACATAGTCCTCGACAATCTGTTCCATATTCTTTGTGAAACTTTCGCCATATTCTTGTGCGAATAATGACCTCATTTCCATACGTGTTTCGATTGGTAGAAAATATCTACCACTTAACAACATATACGAATTTGTAACATCACCGTCCTCTTGGTTTAAGATATAGTTAAAAACTGCGATTGAAAAATAATCAACAATTTTTGGAAATATCATAACCATAGACATTTCTGCTCGTAAGTCCTCTAACACGTTAAACGCATACCAATAATCAGGAAAGTTGTCAGCCATTTTTCTGACCTCTTTCGCTATCTTGCTATTCATTCTTGGTGTAAAGAAAATATGAGCCAACTCGTGATAATTAAGACCTTTGACCTCTGCTATGTTCTTAAAGTTAATTTGGTTACTTTCTACCAAATTAGCAAAAGATTTAGCAACGTATCTTTTATTCAAATATACGTCCTCGCCATCTGTCCATGCAGGAGCATCAATCATTTTTTGTCTACCGTCCTCAAGAAATATTTGAGTTTCATAGTCGCCGAGTAAAATACGATTTACCTTAGTAAATGTACTCGCAAAACTATTGCCGATAATATCAACCATAGATTTACGTTGTTTGTCCTCAGCAGACATTTCATCAAGAGAGTAGGCTGAGGTGTCCTCAACCATTCTCTCTATCAACTCGTTATATTCCTCAATGGACATTTTTTCATTATCCATTAAGTTAGTCCTCTCTTAGTTATCTGTATCATCTAAGTCATTTGATTGAGGAACATCATTGACAAACATGTCTGGAACGTCCTCGCCAAATTCGTTAGCGATTTGTGGGATTAATATATCAAAGTACTCTTTGATTGCTGCTCTTTCATCAATATCGAATTTATTAACGAAATTGGAAATAGCAAATTCTAGACCTAAGTCCTCAACAAATTCGCCAAATTCCATAAGTGAGTTTGTACTCACAGGTGTAGCAATCGTACCATTTTCACGAGCAATTCTTAGCTTGTCTGCGAGTTCAAGCAAAGCAGGTCTATTCTCAACGAGAATATCCTCATTGTTGCCCTCGTAGGTGTATTCTAAATGAATACCAAAGCGATTTTTAAATGCTTCGTTTAATGGTCTAGTGCCCTCATAGTTAGGGTTTATACAAGCTACAGCTTGAAAACCCTCATGAGCTTTGATGACCTCACCACCATTTTCAACTAGAGTTAGTGTTCTACGACTATCTAGCAAAGGGTGGAGGGCAGCCGAAATGTCTGGTTTCATAAAATTAACCTCATCTAGTAAGAGGACACCACCATTTCTTACTAAAGTTGTAACAATTCCGTCTACCCACTCAAAGCCATTTCCGTCCTCTGATGGTTTAAATTGTCCAAACATTTGGTCTGGATTAGTTGCACCATTACAAGCTATGGAAACAAATGGTAAACCTGTACTCTCAGCATGAGCTGAAACACTATGAGTTTTACCAACACCTGTATCCCCAGAAATGAGGACATTGTGTCTTACTTTGTGTGCGTATGCTAGTATTTGTAGGTCTGTTTGACCTCCTGCTAATACTCTCTCAACATAATTGTCTAAAGAGCCTTTAGGGATTAGAGAACTTACGTCCTCTGATAAGATTACCTTATCTTTATTCATTTTTTATCCTTCCATGAGGACACAGACCTATCGTAGATTACTGATTGTTATAATTCATACTATACACTTCGCAATGTACTCCGAAGTCTTGTTTTATACTCTTTTTGCTTGTTCTTTAGCTACAGTAGTAGCACCACAATGGAAACAAAAGAATTGTACAAGTGTTGTACTCTTTACGTTAGCCATTACGGAAACTTTAGCCATGAATTGATTACACATACATTTTATACGTGTATCGACCTCACTCATTGTCGCAATTTTTACAATAAAAATTACCGTTTATTTCTGTAAGTTGTTCGCCCTCTGTTAGTTGTGTTTTACACCAATAACAAACGAATTTAGCTTGAAATTTACTCATATATATACTCTCTTTCTCGGAGTACATTGTGAAATGTAAAGTATGATTATCCACTAGGCGTCCTCTATTATGTAGAAACTTGGTTATTAAGAAAAGACAACTTCTGTATGATTATGGTACTCTTGCACAAACTATTTGGCTACACGGGAAAGTGTCCTCTCCCTACACACCAACGCACAGACAATTTCTAACACATACAGCATTAGCCCTCTACCTAGCTTGGTAGTTTTTAGTTCTTGAACTGAACTGGATTACTGACCTCAAAACTTTTGGTCTTGGGTATGGTGTATCACGCTATACTGAGATGTACTCTGCAAGTCGTATGGTTGCTCCAATCTCAACCACCAACACAACAGACAAAGCCCTCATACACCGAAGGCTTAACTTGTGTACTCATCTGACAGTAAGGGCAAAAAAGTATAGGTGTTGCCCTCTAGTCAGCTTGAACGCACAAGCTCTGTGTGTCCTCTTGGAGAGATTTTGCACTTAGGCTGAAAGCCAGTTCCATTTTGTCCTCCGACAACGACTGTAGGCTAACTACCACCTATTGTCCTCTTTATCCAAGAGAATTTAAGGTATAAAATACCTTACTATTATGATACTACAGTCCTCGCAAATAGGTAGCCTATTTATAAGGTTTTTTTCAATAAATAAGCTGGAAATAAGCCCATAAAATAAGCGTTTTTAAGCCCTTATTTCATGGGTTTTTAGAGCCAATGACCTCAATAAAGTATGTATAATTATACATTTTTCATGTATAAATATTCATAAAAAAAATAGCCATTTTTGAGCAAAAATTAGCTGAGTACATGCCTAATAGTTGGACTTTGTGAAATTTTTCACAAGCTCAAAAGTAGCAAAAGTAAGAGAAAAGACCTCAAAATAGTAAAATTTTCAAAAAATTCGGCTTCGGTGTTACTAAATCATTTTAAAGGTAAGTAAAGAGAATAAACGCATCATAATAGTTATTTCCAGACCTCATATAGTAGTTATTTAAGAGTAAAAAATAGTGTTTAGGTACTACAAGAAATGGCGAAACACGACATAATTCAAGACCTCTATGCGATATTCAAAATTCATGGGGTTTGGCTTTGCATAGACACGACTTTGAGAGTAAGATAAACAGAGTACATGAAAGTAAATACTAAATCAATCGAAGTAAGAGAAAAGGATAGACAAGCCTTAGAATTACGCAAAGCTGGAGCTTCGTATGAGGTCATTGCAAAGCAATTAGGATATGCTGATAGTAGTGGAGCTTATAAGAGTGTACAACGAAGCATGAAAACCATAATCGCCGAGCCAACAGATGAACTCCGACAAGTAGAGTATGAGCGACTAAATCAAATCTTATTAATCTTATGGGAAAGAGTTCAACAAGGAGAGTTAGGAGCTATTGACAGAGCTTTATCGGTTATGGATAGAATAAGTAAGATGTATGGACTCGAAGCACCTAAGCAAACCGAAATAAAACAACAAATCACACAGGGAGTTATGATTGTTGATGGGAGCAAAGAGGAGTACTTACAAGCTATAAGGCAGGAAATTGATGGTGTTGAAGTTTCTTAGTATAATGTTCTCATGATTGATATAGAAAAAGCCTTCATGCTAGGGTTAGTGAGTGGAGAACAAGTAGAATTAAAGGACTTAGTTTCTAGGAACTTTGTAAATAACAATGCAACGTTCTCAATAAATAGCCCGACCAATGTAACCGATAGCCCGAATAGAGATAAGAGAACTAAAGCGTACTTATCCAGACAGCAGCACATGATTAAAACAGATTATGAGAGCATAAAAATCAATGGGAGCTGGTTGCTAGAACTAGTGGATTGATATTTAGCTCTCGTTTAACAACTCAGTAGCCATGCAGCAGCAATTTATACACAACATTGGTGATGAGTACTTAACATGAAAAACTTTGCACCCCACCCCACCAAAAATTTGCCTTTTTCCATTTATCCGTTGGTCACCCATTTTTTATATACAGAAAATTTTTAGAAGGAGATAAACTGAGAGCATGAAATTTATAGAAAACTGCAAGAGTTGTAAAAGCCAATTTAAAATTAGAGATAACTATAGAGTTTGCGGAAATGTAGGTTGTCTTCAGTACAATAAACGTTTTGGTAAAAAACTAGCAATAGCTAAAACAGAAGAAGAATGAAATGGTTATTAATATTATCTGTGGTTTGGCTTTACTGGGTTGCTTATATTGTATGGCAAGAATCATAAAAGAATAATTTGTCATAAAACATAGATAGTATACAATAATATTTGGGAAGTTGAGGGGGATTTCTCAGTCACTGATATAAAACTTCTGAAAAGAAGGTTCAATCGTCCATTACAATGCAACAAGCTAAAGACGAAAAAATCCCCCAAATTCCCTTGACATAAATCACGATTATAACTATCCTTAGAGTGATTTATTTAATATATATATTTAAAGAAGTCTATTTGGATGTGAACCCACCCGAGTCAGGCAACTGATTCACCACCCACACTAAATGGACTTCTTTTTTTTTATATGATACGATTGATTTCTATGTGTATGACAACAAAAAATGAAGACGGTACGTATATCACTATTTGTAATTGCAAGTATGGTAGTGAGCATTGTTGTGCCGAGCAAAGCGAGGCTGTGGTTGAGTAAAAATCGTAAATTTTTTGTTTCCGCTTCGCCCAACGCCATCTTGACTTCGGTGCTGATTCGCCATGAAGCAGACCAATATAAAAAAGCACCAAAGAAAGTAAAACAATCCCTTAGAACTATCCCAGAAGGCTTAAATTGGGGTCTAACAGAAGACGATTTACCTTAGTGGCATAATTCCCCAGAAAAAATTTGGGAGAAAATTTTCAACCTTTCTTAAAATGCTCTCTGTATTTACAAAAGGTATTTTCTCTGTGATTGGATAACTTTCTTTTACAAACAGAACAACGATACATTCTAGGATTTGAATAATCACCCATTAATGACAAAAGGTGTTCTAAACTAGCTACTAGCTCTTTACCTTGTCTTTGAATTTCTTTATCTAAATCGTCCATGTTGTGGACTGGGAGGGAGTCGAACCCTCGTTACTCACTAACTGTCCCGCAACACTTAGTAAGTCTTTCCAGTACCAGCCCTAAAATAATTATACCAGTATTACTTACTAGGCATATTATTTTTTACAAATTCTTTTACAACAACAAGAGCTGCTGAAGCACCTGCAATGATTGCCAACTGTAAAGTTGAAGCATCTAAGTCAATGAGTGGAGCTACAGTTATGGAAGCAATGAATGCTTCTGCAAATGTAAATCCAACTCTTTCTAAAAGGTCTTTGTATTTTTCCATTTATCTTCTCCTTCGTAAAACAGTCTAGTAAAAAAAAATATTTAAAAAAACTACACATAAAAATCAATATGGTGTAAATTACTTTCTTATCACAAGAGCTTGTGTAACAACTAAATAGATAAGACGATTGGAGCAGAAGATGTCAGCACATCCTGAAATACTTCTTGTTTCTGCTTTGCTACGCAGAAAAGACTACGCAGTAATAGCTGAACAAGGAATAAGTAGAGAATACTTTATATCATATCCTGAAGAATATTCTTGGATAGAAAAGTACTTTATACAGCATAGAACTTTACCTAGTACTAATGCTTTTAAAACTAACTTCCCTGAAGTTACTTTGTACAAGGTAGATGACTTAGAACATTTTTGTTCAGAAGTTAAAGATAACTATGTTAGAACTAAGTTAAGTTCTTTAATGAAAAATACTTTTGAAGATATAAAAGAAAAAGAACAAGGTTCTAAGTTATTAGATTCTTTGTATCAAGATATTTTGTTACTTCAGAAAAAAGTTAGTACTGGTTCTAGTACTTTAGATGTTGTATCAGATGGAGATTATTTACTAGCAGATATTGAAAGAAGAATAGCTGCAAAAGATAAAAGAGGTTTAGCTGGAATACCAACTGGTTTCCCAACTTTAGATAATTTAACTGGTGGAGCATCAGGAGGAGATTTCTGGGTAGTAGGAGCTAGATTAGGACAAGGAAAAACTTGGACTTTAATTCGTATGGCTTGTTCAGCATTACAAGCAGGAGAAAAAGTTTTATTTGTATCTTTAGAACAACCTTCAAAACAAATTGGGTTTAGGGTACAAAGTTTTCTTTCTTCAGAATATGGAAAAGAAACTTTCAAATCTTTAGATTTAATGAAAGGTGAAAACTTTGATATCAGAGAATACAAAAAATTCTTACAAGAACTTCCTAAAAAAATTAAAGGAAGTTTTACAGTAGTAGACGGTAGTAGAGGAGCAGTTTCTCCAGCAGTTGTTGCTAGTAGAATACAAGAACATAAGCCAACTGTTGTTTATATAGACTATTTAACTTTGTTGAAGTCAGGGGGAGATGATTGGCGAGCTGTTGCTTCGTTAAGTGCTGATATCAAAGCAATAGCTCAGAGATATGATATCCCGATTATATCTGCTGCACAAATGAATAGAGAAGGTGGAGGTAACGAACCCCCTTCAGTAATTCATTTATCCCAATCTGATGCCATAGGTATGGATGCGGACTGTGTAGTCACTCTGGTACAGAAATCTCCCCACGTTGTTAAATTCAAATTAGCTAAATTCAGACATGGACAAGATAACAAAAACTGGTTCTGTAAATTTACACCAGGTTCTGGTTCGTTTGAAGAAATATCTGGAGATGATGCACAAGATTTGATTATCTCAGACCAAGATGATTTGGAATATGACTGATGAGTCTTTGGAATAGTGAAACTCAATGGGTTATCTTTAAAGCTAAAGAATTAAAAGATGACCCAGAGTTTTTACTCAAAAAGTTGTATGAAAAAAAGTTTAACCAAATCATTGACAACTTAAATCAGGAAATTACTATGGAAATAGTTAAAAGAAAGGAAGATGATGAAAAAATTTAGCATCTTACTAAGCGGTAAAAAAACTTACCTAGCTGAAACTGAAGAACAGGCAATTAAATATGCCGAAGACGATATAAAAAATATACCAAATCAATTTAATATTGGTGTTTTTGCTATATCAGAAAAAGGAGAAAACAAATGATAGAAGGAACTAGAAAAGCTAAAGTTCGAAAAAGTAAAACTTTTGCTAAAGGCAGAGTTTGTGCAAATAAAGATTGTGAACAAGTTCTTAGCCAATATAATAAACAAAAATTTTGCTTTCAACATCATGAGAAAAAGTTTCCACGTGTTCGTGGACACGAATTAGTCAAATGACAGACGAAGTCGAATTTGTCTTGATAGAAAGGGGCAAAATGTCAAGAAAAACAAATGTTAAATACTATCTGGGATATGGAAGAACTATCCCAGGTGGTAATCAAAAAGCTATGAAACCTTCAGACTTAAAAGTCGGAATGGTTATGGAAGGTAACTTCAAACAAGGTGTAGTTATCGAAAATATAGAAATGGTAACCGATAATAAAGGTGAAAATCATTGGAAAATTAAAGTAGGTGGTCATACTGCTGGTGGAGAATATTTCGAATTTAGTGAATACCAAACAGTAATTATAGACTATGTCGCTATGGATTTGGTAAAGCGTGATGGATTATAGAGGAAAGATAGTCAATCAACATTTAGACGTTGTAACTGAATCTGAAGAAGAATATTATTGTAGATGTCCATTTCATTCAGACAACAATCCTAGCTTTGCCGTTAATAAAAAAAATGGATTATGGATTTGTCATGGTTGTAATGAAAAAGGTAATTGGAATACTTTATTACGAAGATTAGGTATTAAGAAAAATTATCCACATCTACAAGAAATTCCTGTTGATGCTATCGATAATATTATTCGTGAATTAGATGAATACATTACAGACCCAACAATGGATTCTGATACTGAATATTTTGAACCAAAATGGTTAGACCAATATAAATATCCACATGAATATTGGGAAAGCCGTGGATTAAGTGAAGAAACTGTAGAAAGGTTTGATTTGGGATATGACCCATTAACTAATTCTGCAACTATTCCTTTGAAAACACATCACGGAAAAATTCTTGGCGTAATTAAAAGAAGATTAGACCCAGAAGCTAATATTCGTTATTTATATCCAAAAGGATTTAATAAAGCTGGATTTTTATATGGTCAGCATGAATATCAAAAAGATAACTTGATAAACGAGAACTTTAAAAAGCTGAAGTATGATGGAGGTGTGGCTTTGGTTGAAGGTTCTATTGATGCTTTGTCTTTTTGGGAAATAGGAATACCTTCTTTAGCTATTTTAGGGTCTAATTTTAGCGATTTTCAAAAAACGCTCTTAAACCGCCTAAACCCTGCCTATATTGTGCTATGTTTTGACAATGATGACGCAGGCAAAATGGCAGGTGTTAGTGTTTGTGATAAGATGGAAATACCAATAATGGTTGGAAGGTATAAATCAGACTGGGCTAAAGACCCAGCAGATTTAACTAAAGAACAAAGAAAAGAGTTATTTACAGAAGCAGAGATGTGGTTTCCTGAAGATGAGTGAAAAAGATTTTGAACAAATAAATAAAGCGTTAGGAGATTCTGCTCCTAATGTTAATTCCAGAGTAGGTATGTCAGAGTTTGGTATGTCTGGATTAAACAGACAAGCTGGATATGTGATGGAGGAGTTCCTGTACGACTTACAAGGTCGAAAGGGAATGAAAACATATCGTGAAATGGCAGACAATGATGCTATTATCGGTGCTATTTTATTTGCCGTAGACCAAATTATTAGAAGTACTAAATGGGATGTTGAACCATTCTCAGCTAAAAGAGATGATGTCAAACAAGCACAATTTGTTCAAGAGTGTATGGATGATATGTCTAACACATGGCTTGAATTTGTTTCTGAAGTTATGTCAATGCTTGTGTATGGATTTAGCTTACATGAAATAGTTTACAAAAGGCGTGGCGGTATGGACACAACAGACCCAACACAACGTTCTAAGTTTACAGATGGAAGAATTGGTTGGAGAAAGATGCCAATGCGTGCCCAAGACACAATAGACCATTGGATATTTGACCAACAAGGTGGTATTCGTGGTGCTATGCAGTTAGCTCCACCAAGCTACAAACAAGTAATTATTCCAATGGAAAAATGTTTATTATTCAGAACACAATCACATAAAAATAATCCTGAAGGTCGTTCTATTTTAAGAAATGCTTATCGTTCTTGGTACTTCAAAAAAAGAATTGAAGAAATAGAAGGTATTGGTGTAGAAAGAGATTTAGCTGGTATTCCAATAGCTTATGTAGACCCAGCTATTATGGCTGCTGGTGCAACTGCTGACCAACAAGCAATGTTAGAAGCTATTAAAAAATTAATTGTTAATGTTCGTAGAGATACACAAGAAGGAATTATCTTCCCTAGAGTTTATGATGCTTCAGGAAAACCATTATACGAATTTGGTCTTTTAAATTCTGGTGGAAGTAGACAGTTTGACACAACAGCTATTGTTACCAGATACGAACAAAGAATTGCTATGACAGTATTAGCAGACTTTATTTTATTAGGTCATGGTGGAACAGGTTCTTATTCATTAGCAGGAAATAAAACAAGATTATTTGCAGTAGCATTAGAAAGTTACTTAGACAATATAACAAATGTATTTAACGATTATGCTATTCCAAAATTATTTCAAATCAATGGTTTTGATACAACTAGATTACCAAAACTAAGACACAGTGATTTGGAAACACCATCACTACAAGAGTTAGCTCAATACATATCTACTCTTGCTGGTTCTGGTATGCAAATATTCCCTGACCAAAAACTTGAAGAATATTTAAGACAGATTGCTACATTGCCAAAACAAGATAGTCAAGATTATTTGAAACCACAAGACCCAAATAATTCAACAGGTATTGCTGATATTGATTATCAAAAAATTGTCCAATTAGCACAGCAACAAGAAACAGTAAATCAAGTAAGGGAACAAGCTCGTGAAGCAGTTAGACAAGAATTTAATCCTGAAGGCAATAAATCCGAAGGAAAATAGAAAACAAGTAATCGAAGATTTTGAAGAATATGAAAAAATCTACGAAGATACTATTCGTGAAGCTGAAAAATTATATAAAGCAGAAATTGCTAAATTATCTAAAAACTTTAACGAACAGAATGTTTTAGACGAGGAAATTACTCAATTCGATAGTACTTTAATGTTAGCTTTAGGTGCATTTGTTTTTACTCAGGCTGCATCCCTGGCTTATTCAAAATTAGCGAGAGCTATACCTGATAATCCAGAATTGATAAACGGATTAGCTTCTAAGTTTGCACAAGAAAGAGGTGCAGTTTTAGTTGAAGGAATAAGTAAACAAACACAATTAGCTTTAAGAGAAACAATCGGAAATGGAATAAGAACTGGTGCTAGTGTTTCAGAAATAGCAAAAAGAGTAAAAGATAATATTGGATTAGACACTAGAGGAGCTAGAGCTGTTGAAAATTTAAGAAATAATTTATCTACAAAAGGTATATCTCAATCAAAAATAAACAAACAAGTATCTGATTATTCAGCTAAATTATTAAATCAAAGGGCACAGTTAATAGCACAAACAGAAGTACAAACTGCTATTGAAACTGCAAAATTAGAAGTATGGAAATCTACAGGAACACCAACACCTGTTCAATGGATAACAGATGCTCAACCTTGTGTTAAATGTGCACCTTCGGCAAATGATATTGTTTTAGCTGGACAATACTTCCAAACTTCAATGGGTGCATATCAATCTCCACCAATTCATCCAAATTGCAGATGTCAATTACATCCTGTACAATCTACAACATGAACGAAATCATAAAATTTGATAACGACCAAAAATTAGTATTCGGTTGGGCAAATATTATAAAAGATGAAGATGGTGAAGTCTATGTTGATTCACAAGGAGATTTCATTGATGACATTGGAGAATTAGAAAAAGCTGCATACGATTATGTTCTTCATTCCAGAAATGGTGCTGAAATGCACATTAACCAAAATGTTGCACGAGTTGTAGAATCTTTTGTTGTTACTCCAGATAAACTAGAAGCTCTCGGTTTAGTATCAAAATCTGATAACATCCCTGCTGGTTGGTGGATAGGATTTAAAGTTGATAATGATGATGTTTGGGAAAAAGTAAAAAATGGTTCATATACAGGATTTTCAGTACACGGAAAAGGTCAAAGAGAAATTGTAGATATGACTATGGCTAAAGGTCATGGTATGGGTGCGATAGAAGAATCATTAAAAGCTCATAAGAAAAAAGGAAAACATTCTAAAAAACATATGGATGAAATGCGTAGAAGAATTATGAGTGGCGATACAATGGCTTTAGCTCATTCAAGAGCTTCAAGAACTGTTGGTAAAGGTGCAGGTAAAGATAAAATCGCTACAGTTATGCGTGAGTTTTATGCTAAGAAACTTAAAAATGCACAAGGTAAAATTGTTACTGACAGGGGACAAGCAATGGCTATTGCGATTGCAGAATCTAAAAAATTAAAGAAAGCACATAAAGCTGGTCATCCAAGATTAAAAGACCCAAAAGGTGGATTAACACAAGCTGGACGTGAACACTTTAAAAGAACTGAAGGTGCTAATTTAAAACCTGGTGTTAAAGGACCTGCTAACACACCAGAAAAGATGAGAAGAAAAGGTTCTTTCTTAACAAGATTTTTTACCAATCCTAGTGGTCCAATGGTTAAACCTAATGGACAACCATCAAGACTTGCTTTATCAGCTAATGCTTGGGGTGAACCAGTTCCTAAGAATAGACAAGATGCTGCTAAATTAGCTGCAAAAGGTCGTAGATTATTAGAAAGATATCAAAATGTTAAAAAAGACATAACACCAGGTGATGTTCATGTCGCAAATACTGAATGGGATTATAAGAAAAAGAAGAAAAAAAAAATATCCAAAGCCAAGCCAATTCCAACTAAACCAAAGCTCTGGCAATCAGTTCTAGCTGAAACTAAATCAAAATTTAACGTATATCCAAGTGCATACGCTAACGCATGGGCATCTAAAACCTATAAGGCTAGAGGCGGTACTTGGAAAATGTCTAAAAAATAATACATCAATAAACTACCATTACTAAAAAACTTATATTAAAATACCCTTAACTTATTTAAGGAGAAAAATGGACGTTAATAAATTAATTGAATCTACGTTTGAATCGCATGGAAAAACAATGCTGATAGACAGCATTTCTGCTGATGGAAAACAATATATCAATGCTTTAATAAAACATTGCAACGAACAAAATATTGCAGTACCATTTGCACCAGCACATAGAATATGCAAAGAAAAATTTGGATTCAAAGGTACAGTAGATACCTTCAGAAGAAATATCCTATCGTTAATCGATAGCGGTAAAGAATTGTAAAGCAGGGCTGGTATGACACTTAAAGATAAAGAAATTGCAGATTTAATCGCTGAATCTGAATCAGAAAAAGTAAAAGATTTACAAAAGACAATAAATCGTTTACACAAGCAAGTAGATAAGCTAAAAAACAATCAAGATGAATTGGTAGATGCTATTTACAATGCAGTACAAGATTCAATAGCTGATATTGATATACCACCAGTTAAGCCACCAAAATTAACAGTTGCTAAAAGTAAGAACGAAGAAGTAGCTGTCATTATGTTAGCTGACTGGCAAATGGGTAAAAAAACACCGACTTATAATTCGGAAATATGTCAGCAAAGAATTGAACAGTATGCTAAAAAAGTTCAAGAGATAACAGCTATACATAGAAAATCACATAATATTAAAAAAGCTCATGTTTGGATATTAGGAGATATTGTCGAAGGTATTGATATATTCCCTGGTCAAGCGTGGGTAGTTGATTCTGGTTTGTATAGACAGTTAATGAAAAATGGTTTAGAAACATTAACTAATTTTATTAGAGAAATGTTAGCCACTTTTGATGAAGTCAAAGTAACTTCTGTTATTGGTAACCATGGAAGAATTGGTAGATACGGAACTTTTCATCCTGAAGACAATGCAGATAGAATTTTGTATGAAACTACTAAACTAATGTTTTCTGGAGAGAAAAGATTAGAATGGGTAAACCCTGAAGCCTTCGAAGGTGATAGAGGTTGGTATGCTGTTGATACTATCGGTAAATATTCTTGTCTACTTGTTCACGGTGACCAATTCCGTGGTCAGTTAGGTATTCCATGGTATGGTGTCAAAAAGAAAGTTGTCGCTTGGAAAGCATTAGGTTCACAACCAGATATGCCATTTCCAAACTTTAAGGATTTAGCTTTTGGTCATTGGCATCAACAATTAACTTGGACAGATGCTGGTATCACTATGAGATGTAGTCCTTCACCAGAATCTAATAACTACTATGCTGCGGAAAACTTAGGTGCTTTAGGATTACCTGCTCAAAGAATGATGTTTGTTAATCCTAAAAAAGGTATCGTCACAGCAGATTATGAAAATGTTTGGTTAGACTGAAACTGAGAGCTTTTTTCTTCTACCTATAGGGGAAAAGTTTTACAAAAAAACCAATTTTTTTTTAATTTTTTTTCTGTTAAATATATCCTTATGGATTACGAATTGTATAAAAACATAAGTAAACGTATGGTTGCAGTTTTTATAGCACAAGCATTAAGCGTAATCGGTGCAGGAAGTTTAGTGGGGATTGATGTTTATAAATCAGCTATGTTAGCTGGTTTTCTTGGCGTAGCAAATGTGTTAGAAATCTTAGCCAGAAAATACTTAGAAGACGGAAAATTGACTTGGGAAGAAGTTAATCAAGCCTTTAATATTGTGAGCCACAATGACTAATAATAACGGTAACGGAATGACACAAAAGGAAATGTTATTAATGGTTTTAGATGGGCAGGAAAAAATAAACAAAAGGATAGACGAACTTCACGAGAAAGTTAATTCAAAAATATCAAGAGCGGAATTAAGTGGTTGGATTGTAGCTTTAGCTGCATTAAGTGCTTTAATTCAGAATTTAATGTAGGAGAAAATGAAAATAGATTTAAAAATGGTTATGTCAATAGCATTATCAGCATTCGTTGCAATAATAGGTTGGTTATTTAACACAATAGAAGAATTACAGATTGCACATAGTGCTATGATGGAACAATTAAGAATATTAGAAAAAGATTTGGATATGCAAGAAAGTTTATTTAGTGAACTTTTATTTAAAATTGGAGGATAATGGCTGAATATCAAGGTGGGCTTAGAAGATGGTTTAAAGAACAATGGGTAGATATATCCAGACCAAAAGCTGGTGGTGGATATGCTGCTTGTGGTAGACCAACTGAAGGAATGTCTGCTAGAGATTATCAAAGGAAATATCCAAAGTGTGTTCCAGCTAGAGTAGCTTCAAGAATGTCATCAGAACAAAAGAGTAGTGCTATTAGAAGAAAGCGTAAAGCTGAATCCCAAGTTGCACGTGATGGAAAGAAGCCTATTATGGTTAGTACATTTAAAAAAAGTTATGAAGGAATTGCAGACACAGTAATTTTTAAAGATGAGTGAAGTAGAAAAATATAATCAAGAGTATAGTGCTAAAGACGCTATGACTGATGAGTTAGATGGTAGGAAGAAAAAGAAAAAAAAGAAATTACCATTTGCTAAAAGATTACAAAATATGGTTTTTGACGAAGTCAGTTTAGTAGGACGACCAGCTAATGAGTTGGCTACTGTCGTTTTACACAAATCTGGCGATTCAGAATTTGCAGGTGTTGAGGAAGTTGATACAATTTCCTTAAACAATCAAGTAGAAATAGAAGAAGGAGAAATTCGCATGAGTGAAAACTTAAACGAAGAAACTTTATCATCTATGCTTGAAGAAACTCCAGAAGAAGTACGTTCTTACGTATCAAAACTGGAAGATACTGTTACTGCTTTAGAGGCAACAGCCGAGGAGCAAGACAGTAAAATCTCCGAGCTAGAAAAAGCAGTTTCTGAGATTTCCGTTGAGGAAGTTGAAGAAGAAGATGCTATTCTAAAATCGGCAGACCCAGTAATCCAAGAACTTGTAGCTAAAGCACAAGCTGATGCTGATTCAGCAAGAGCTATGGCTGAAGCTGAAAAGGAAGCTAGACTTTCTAAAGAGTTTGCGGATAAAGCTGGAAAATTCAGTAACTTACCAATAGAAAAAGATGCTCTTGCATCTCTATTGAAAAAAGTTGCTGGAACTTTGGAAGATGAAGAATTTTCTATGTTAGAGGAAATGCTTAACGGCGTTGATGCTACAATCGGAAAATCTTCACTTTTCGCTGAAGTTGGTTCTTCTAAAGAGTCAGATTCAAATGGCGAAATCGAAGCTATTGCTAAAGGTCTTATGACTGAAGGCGTTACCTACGAGCAAGCCTATGAAAAAGCTCTATTAGATAACCCAGAATTGTATCAAAGATATCTCGAAGGAAAGGTGAGTTAAATGGCATACGAAATTCCATTGCAAAAACTATCCTTTGAAGCTGGCGAAGACTTATCCTCAAATCAATTCCAATTTGTAACAATGGAAGCTGATGGAAAAGTTGATTTAGCAGATGCAGAAACAGACATTGTTTTAGGTGTGTTGCAAAACAAACCAGAAGCAGGTCAATCTGCAACAGTTATGATATCTGGCGTCACAAAAGTTGAAGCAGACGAAACTCTCGCTGCTGGTGATTTAGTTCACGCTTCTGCTGACGGTCAAGCTGCTGTTTTCGCAGCTGGCACAGATACAACAAAGTATTCGGCAGGACTTGTATTAGAAGGAGCAGCAGCAGGGGAACTTGCTACTATCCTATTAGGTAATTATGGAAGGGGTGCATAGATATGGCTAATCCAGTAGCTTCTGACGTTCACGTTAATAAGCCACTTACAAACATTTCTATCGCTTATATGCAAAAAGCTGAAAAGTATATTGCAGGTACAGTGTTCCCGATAATTCCTGTTCAAAAACAATCCGATAGATACTTTAAGTACAACAAAGGCGACTGGTTTCGTACTGAAGCTGATTTAAGAGCTCCAGGAACGGAATCTAAAGGAGTTGGTTTCACAATCGACAATACACCTACATATTATGCAGATGTATATGCCGTTCATAAAGACGTGGATGACCAAACTAAAGCTAACGCCGATAGTCCAATTAACATGGACAAAGACGCAACTATGTTCGTAACAAATCAATTACTCCTTAAAAGAGAAAAGATTTGGACAAGCACATATTTCACTACTGGTATTTGGGACACAGATTTAACTGGCGTTTCAGGAACACCAACAAGTGGACAATTTAAACAATGGGATGCGTCAGGCTCAACTCCAATTCAAAACATCCAAGACCAAAGCATTGCTATGGCTAAGGAAACAGGTTATATGCCTAACGTTTTAGTAATTGGTGCTGAAGTTCTTAACTCCTTGCGTAACCATGCTGACATTCTTGATAGAATCAAGTACACCCAAAGAGGTATTGTTTCAACAGACCTTTTGGCTTCATTGTTCGGCGTGGACAAAGTTGTGGTTGCAATGTCCATACAAAATACAGGCGAAGAACAAGGCACTGATGCCTTTAGTTTCGTCTTTGGAAAGAATGCACTTTTATTGTATTCAAATCCAAACCCTGGACTAAATCAACCGTCTGCTGGATATCACTTTGCTTGGACTGGTTTCTCAGGTGCAGGTGGTGCAGGTGTTAGAATAAAAAGATTCCGAATGGAAGCAACCGAATCAGATAGAATTGAAGGTCAAATGGCTTTTGATTCCAAGCTAGTAAGCTCTGATTTAGGTATCTTCTTTAATGGATGTGTAAGTTAAGGCTAACATGACAGTACGATACACAGCAGGTAAGTTAATCAAAATGGAAGGAAAACTTTTCGACTATGGTGATGAACTTCCTGCTGATATCGTTGAATCTTTTGTAAATCTACCAGCACTAATCTCAGCAGGAGAAATTATGGTAGAAGAAATTGAAGAAGCAGTAGTAGAACAACCAAAGCCTAAGCCAAAGGCTAAAAAGAAAAGAGCTAAAAACTCTGATGGCACATTCAAGTCAGACGACCCATCTACTCCTGATGTAAATGAAGCATGGGTTGAAGAATCTGAGCCAAAAGTAGGCGAAGATGACTTGGACATATAATTCAGACGTATCGACTGACAGAGATAAAGTCAGACTTCTTATAGGCGATACAGATACAAACGACCAATTATTATCAGACGAAGAAATAGATTTCGTAACTTCTCAACAACCTAATCTTTATTATTCTGCTTCACAATGTTGTGAAACAATCGCAGGTAAATTCGCAAGAGATGTATCTACAACATTAGAAGGTATGTCAATAGCTAAAAGACAAAGATTTGAAAACTATCTTAATATGGCAAGTACATTAAGAACTATGGCTATGAGAATTAGTCCTTCAAAACCTTTTGCTGCTTCTATAGATAAAGACCAAAGAGATGCTTATTCTTATAAAGAAAACTCTAACTTAGTTCAACCTAATTTTGAAATAGAAATGCACGACCATCCTGAAGGAGAAGGAAGGCGAGGAGAATTATACGACCCAGGACAGAGGTAAGATATGGCAATGGATAGAGCAATTAAAGCTGTTTTAAAACAAACTATTGACATACAAAAATCTTCTGGTTCTGGTGTTGATGATAGAGGTAATTCCACTTCTACTTGGTCTACAACCGAATCTGGTGTTAAAACTTATATTCGTGAAGTTCGTGATGATGAAGATAAAACAAGAAACTTAAATTTAGAAAGATATTTAGCTGTCGTAGACCCAAGCGTTGATGTAGATGAATTTGATAGAATTATTTATGATGGAAAATATTATGAAGTTGATTCAGTTCGTTTAATAAGAGATTTTGATGGTTCTAATCATCACAAAAGAGTAGAAATGCAAAGGGCAACAACATTATGAAAACTTATAGATTTGATGGCGGATTTAGTGTTCAGATAGACGAACCGACTTTATTAACAGCTCTCGAAAATACACTTCAGTATCAAGCATTTCTAAGAAAATTAAGTAATACACTAGCTAGAGAAGTTAGAAGATTTGTACCTGTTGATACTGGTAAATTAAGAGATTCTATTTTACCTTTAGACCCACAACAAGATGTAGGAACTATTTACGACCAAGGTCAAAGAATTAAACCTAAGTATGTTGCTGGTATTTCTATTGGTGCATCTAATCCTAAAAATAAAAGAGCTGATTTAGCTCCTTATTGGGCTTTCGTAGAATATGGAACTGGCTTACGTGGTTTGTTTACAGAAATAAAAAAACCTGTTGGAAATCCAGCTAATTGGAAATATGGAATTGTTAATGGTCAAAGAGCATCTGGTTATATTAGAAAAGGTTTAGCTAGTTTGATACAGAAAAGTAAAAAAGGTGTTATCTAATGGTTACTTCATTACCAGATTCAGAAATCTTAGTAAGAACATGGGCATTATCTAAAACTTCAATAACAGATTTAATTGGTACAAGAGTTGCTACTAATTTACCTATTGAACCAACATTACCATTTCTTGTTGTAACTTTATTAGGTGGTGCTGTAGATGATTCTGAAGCATTAATTGGTAGAGCAGATTTTCAATTTGATTCGTATGCAGGTAATTGGGGTGGAGATAATACAAAAAACAAACCTGATTATGGAACAGCTTTTAGTGTTGCTAATACAGTTATGCAAGAAGCATTTGCACAAAAAACTGGTTCTTACACTTCTGATGGTGGAGCAACTGGTGTTATATATGGATTTACAGTAACAAGTAATGTAAGAAGAATAGACGAAGAAGGTATCGGACTAGCACGTTATAATTTTGATGCTACAATGACCTATAGGAGTTTAAATGACAGTTAAATTACAAGTAGAAATAAACCCAGAAGTGAGCATAGACCAGGTTATTTTACCTGACGGTTCACTATTAAAAAAAGGGGATAGTGCTGAACTTTCTGAGAAAGATTGGCAACTTATTCAAAATAAAAAAAGTAGCGGGGTTGCTTTACTTGTAATATGTGATGGTAAACCCCTAATTGAAGTAGAAGATTATTCTTCTGGCGAAGAAGAATAAGGCAAGGTAGAAAGAAGGAGCTAGACAATGGCACAAAGCGTTGATGATGTTTTGATTGGTACTGGCGATTTATATGTCGCTGCTAAAGGTACATCTTTCCCTTCAGACCCATCCACAACTCCAGCATCAGACTGGGTACATGTGGGATATTCAGAAGACGGTTGGACATTTGAGATTGACCGAACATTCGAAGATATTATGGTTGCAGAGGAAATCGACCCAATCGACATATATAAAACAGCTCAAACCATAAATCTAAGCGGTGAATTAGCACAAGCCACATTGGAGAATCTCAAATATGCAATGTCTGGCGGAACAATAACAGAAGATGCGGTAAACAATCTAAAGACTTTTGTTCCTCCAACAACTGCGGGTTTCACAGAGTGGTCTATCATGCTAAGGGTACAAGCACCAGGTGGCGGTGGTGGAGCTTCTGACGATTATGTTAGAGAAGTTCAAATACCAAGGGCAGTATCAGTTGGAGCAATCCAAATGGCACACCAAAAAGCACCTAGTAAAACACTTGTAGCAGCTCAATTTAGATTGTTAGTACCAGCTAGTGATAGTGCTAACGGTACAGACATATTCAAGATTGTAGACGAAACAGCTTAGACTAAATAGTAACTGAACAGAACAGGAGTAAGTGGAGGTTATGTCAGACAAACCAATTAAATTTAAAGACTTTGATGAGGCAGTAGAAGAACTAGATTTACCTGATATTGTCTTTGTCATCAAAGGTATTTCGTATTCATTACCAGCTCAAATATCTGCAAAAGCTGTATTAAAGCAGATGGAATTTTTTGCAGAAGATACAATGATTGAGCCTAACCAAATTCCTCAATGGTTAGAAGTATTAATAGGTGAACAAAACTTAAAAGGCATTGTAGATTCTGGAGCGACATGGGAGCAAATCAATGAGTTAGCCACATGGCTATTACAACAATATGGTATTGCACCTGAAATGGATTTAGACGAAACATTAGAAAAAGTTATTACAGATAAGGAATCGGGTGATAACCCAAAATAGCTTGGACTTTCAATGATGTTCTACTATTTTGGGCTTATATCGAATCTGATTTTTTAAATTTTTACAACATTGATAGTCCGTTAAAACTTCCATGGACTAAATTTCGTAGGCTTTTATTTGCTTTACCACCTGAAAGTGTTTTTTTTAGAATGCTTTATCAAAAAACCGAGAACGAAAATGAGAAAAAACAATCCGCAGCACAAACTCCAAATCAATGGGCTAAAGATAAGTTAAGACAAAGTCTTGGATTAAAACCAAGAAAATCTGAAAAAGCGATACCATTAGACGAATATCGTATGTAAACTTAAATCTATGATAGCAAGTTGTATTATATTTTTAGCTACGCTTTCTCCTTCAATGGACGAAAGTAATATTATCGATATGTATATGAAGTGTAACGATACTGTTCCAGAAGTTATGCAACAACACGCTGAACTATATTATGAATTTTTTGAAGAAGAAAATATTAGTACTGCTATTCGTATTGGTTGGTGTGAAAGTAGAGGAAACCATAAAGCAGTAAGAACGGCTGAAGGAAACAACGATACAGGTGTCATGCAGTTTGTGCCGTGGACATGGAATTGGTTAGCTGAAATGGGATATGTACCTTACTGGAATACTTGGGTAGTAATGTATCAGGGCAGACCTTATACAAAACAAGAAGTATCAAAAACAAATGTAGGTTTTAAAATGGCTCAGGCACAGAAAACTGCTTATTGGAATATCAAAGCAAGTTCTATATTAGCAGAGGAAGTATATGGAAAAACTCAATGGAGAGATTGGTCATCAAGCCAAAACTGTTGGGAGAATGAATCTAAGTGGCATAAATTATGGAAGGAGGAACAATATGGCTGAACTAATAGTGGTTTTGTCTTTCCTAGCAATTAATTGGTTAGCATGGTGGTTAATTGAAAATGACAAAATATAGACCACTACCTGACAACTTAACTATTATGCCTAGCAAGATAGAAGGGCTAGGTTTATTTACTTTATCTGATATAGCTAAAGGAGAAACTTTAGGCATATCACATATTGTAGATTTAGAAACAGGAGAAATTGTTAGAACACCTTTAGGTGGTTTTGTTAATCATTCAGACAAACCAAATTGTGAAATAGTAAAAGTTGGTAGATGGTGGTACTTACATACTTTAGAAGATATTAAAGGTCTATCAGAATTGACTTTAAAATATACTTTATACAAAGTATGAAAATATTAAATCTATATTCTGGAATTGGTGGTAATAGAAAGTTATGGTCAAATGAACACGATATTACTGCTGTAGAATATAAAGAAGATATAGCCAAAGTATATAAAAGTTTTTATCCACAAGATAGAGTTATAGTTGCAGATGCACACGCTTATTTATTAAAACATTTTGATGAATACGATTTTATATGGTCAAGTCCACCATGCCCTACTCATAGTAAAATTAGACAAATGGTTGGATTAAAAAAAGGTGCTGAACCTGTATATCCTGATATGACTTTATATCAAGAAATAATATTTCTTAAACATCACTTCAAAGGAAAATGGTTAGTAGAAAATGTTGTTCCTTATTATCAACCA